GTGAGACATATCTTGAAGCTAATGTTAATAATGAGGTAAAATTATTCTTTAATGGTGTTGAGAAAGTTGCCACCACTTTACATGGTATTCAGGTTTCTGGTACTACATCTACTACACAATTAGGTGTATCTGGTGTCTCAACATTCAGTGGTGCAATAGATGCCAATGGTCAGATTGTTGCTGCAGAAATCAGTAACCAAATACCTTTTGTATATACCAATTATAGTGATTTACCTGTAGACCCAGATAATGGTTTATTTGCACAAGTAACTGAGCGTGGAAAGGCATTTTATGCTCATAATAGTAATTGGTATGAGTTGGTTAATAAACAGGTAAATGGAACTATTGGAGTTGGAACTGAAAGATATAATATTGGTCCAACAAATGTAACAACTTTAAATGTTTCTGGTATTGCTACATTTGCAAGTGATGTATCAATCGGTGGAACACTTACATATGAAGATGTAACAAATATAGATTCTGTTGGACTTATAACCGCCAGAAGCGGTGTGAGGATTAGTTCTGGTGGACTTAATATTGTTGGATTAACTACAGGATTACATGTATCTGGTGTTTCTACATTTACTGGGGATCTATATGTAGCAAGTAACATCAGGCATATAGGTGATACTGATACCTATATTGAATTTAATGATGATAAAATACGCTTATTGGCTGGTGGTAAAGGCATACTTACAGTTCAAGAATCATCTGTTGATACACTTGTAGTTAATGATGGTAGTAATAATTGCGATTTTCGTGTTGAAGGATTAAATGATGAGCATCTAATCTTTTCTGATGGTGGTACTGATACCGTTGGTATTGGATCAGCTATACCAACTGCTAAATTAGATGTAGGGGGTACTGCAAATGTTTCGGGAACATTAACTGCTGGATTAATAGATGGAGGCTCATTCTAATGGCAAAACCAAGCACTAAACAAGGATTAATAGATTACTGTAAGAGACAACTTGGTGCTCCAGTATTGGAAATTAATGTTGCTGATGATCAAATAGATGATTTGGTTGATGATGCAATTCAGGTATTTAATGAGCGTCATTATGACGGTGTTGAGAGAATGTATCTTAAACACAAATTAACTCAGGCAGATATTGATAGGGGAAAAGCAACTGGAACAGGTGGTACAGGAATTGTGAATACTTCTGCAGAATCAACACCTGTTAGTGGTATTGGTACAGTTACTTCAGAATGGTATGAGACATCCAATTTTCTTCAGGTTCCAGATTCTGTAGTTGGTGTTGAAAAAATATTTAAATTTGATAGTAGTACAATATCATCTGGGATGTTTAGTATTAAGTATCAGTTATTTTTGAATGATTTGTATCAATTTAATTCAATTGAATTGCTTCAATATTCGATGACAAAGACTTATCTACAAGATATTGATTTTCTTCTTACTACAGATAAACAAATAAGATTTAATAAGAGGCAAGATAGATTGTATTTGGATATTGATTGGGGTTCTGAAACTGTAGGTAATTGGTTAGTTCTTGATTGTTATAGGGCATTAGATCCTGCAACATTTACTCAAGTATATAATGATATTTTTGTTAAAAGATATCTAACTGCATTAATTAAAAGACAATGGGGTCAAAACTTAATTAAATTTAAAGGTGTTAAACTTCCTGGTGGAATTGAACTTAACGGTAGAGAAATTTTTGAGGATGGTCAACGTGAAATAGATTATCTTCGTGAAAGAATGATGATTGAATATGAAGTTCCCCCTCTGGATATGGTAGGATAATAATTATGGCATTAAATCCCTTTTTCTTACAAGGATCACAAAATGAGCAAAGATTGGTTCAAGATTTACTTAACGAACAATTGCAAATTTATGGTGTAGAAGTAACTTATATACCTAGAAAAATTATTAATAAAGATAGTATTTTTACAGAAGTAGAAGCTTCACAATTTGATGATAATTTTTCTATAGAAGCATATGTCAATACATATGAGGGATATGATGGTGCTGGAGATATAATGACCAAATTTGGTGTTAGTTTAAAAGATGAATTAACATTAACAATATCAAAAGAAAGATTTGAAGATTTTATTGGTTCTTATCTAAGATCAATGCCAGAAGGTGAAATAGAAGTTACAAATAGACCACAAGAAGGAGATTTAATTTATTTTCCATTGGGTCAAAGATTATTTGAAATAAAATTTGTAGAACATGAAAAACCTTTTTATCAATTAGGTAAAAATTATGTTTACCAATTGCAGTGTGAATTATTTGAATATGAGGATGAGATTATTGATACTAGTATTGCTGAGATTGACCAAACTATTGAAGATATTGGATTTATTACAAATTTAACTTTATATTCTTCTGGAAATACTGCAACTGGAACTGCTACTACTTCTACTGGATATGTGAGAAATATCTTCCTAAATCAAGATGGTTATGATTATACTAAAGCACCTATAGTTGCTATAACCACTGCTCCTGCAGGAGGAACTAATGCAACAGCAGTAGCAATAACTACTTCTATTAATAATGTTTATTCTGTAAAAGAAGTATTATTAACTAACGCTGGTGCTGGTTATACTGTTACACCAACTGTTACTATAGTAAGTGCAGCAACCACTGCAACTAATGGAGTTACAACTTATCATGGAGTTGGAGCTGCAGCTACTGCAACATTAGTAACTAGTTCTGCTGGTGTTAAGACTATTGGATTTACCACAGCAGGTACTACTTATACATCTGCTCCTGTTATAACAATAGCTGGTGCTACTGGTGTAGGAACTGCGAATGTTAGAGCAGTAGTTAGTGCTGGTGGTACAATTTCAAATGCATATATTATTGATGCTGGTATTGGTTATACAACAGCATCTGTTACCATTGGTGCACCTGTTTCTGCTGGAATTGGTACATACCAATTTAATGAAGTTGTAGTTGGAGCAAGTTCTAGCACGACTGGAAGGGTTAAGAATTGGGATAGAGATACCATGGTACTTCAAGTTGGCAATGCTGATGGTGTATTTTATGAAGGTGAAACTATTGTTGGATCTGATTCTGCTGCATCATATACTATTGGTGATGTACCAGAGGGCGATAATTTAACTAAATATGATCAGAACAGTGAAATTGAGTTTGAATCAGACTCTATTATAGACTTTAGTGAATCAAATCCATTTGGGCAAGTATAATGTTAGGTACATATTTTTACCACGAAATTATTAGAAAAACTATTGTATCGTTTGGTACGATATTTAATGGTATATCTATTCAGCATAAAAATTCTTCTGGTGAAGAATTTAGTGAAATGAGAGTTCCATTATCTTATGGACCTGCTCAGAAATTCTTAGCAAGACTGGAACAGCAACCAGAATTAAATAAACCAATTCAAATAACACTTCCTAGAATGTCATTTGAAATGAATAATGTTTCTTATGATTCTACTAGAAAAACTGGTGTTACTCAAACTTTTAAAACATCAGATGGGACTAAAATGAAAAAAGTTTTCATGCCAGTTCCTTATAATATTGGATTTGAATTAAATATTTTTACAAAATTAAATGATGATGCATTACAAATTGTAGAGCAAATATTACCATATTTTCAACCATCATTTACCTTGACGGTAGATTTAGTTAATTCCATTGGAGAAAAAAGAGATATTCCTGTTATTCTTGATAACATATCTTTTCAGGATGATTATGAAGGAGATTTTTCAACTAGAAGAGCACTTATATACACATTAAACTTTACAGCAAAAACCTATCTATTCGGTCCTATTGCTAAGACTACCGATGGTCTTATCAAAAAAGTTCAGGCAGATTTATATACTAATACAAATACTCAAAAGGCTAAGCGTGAAATGAGATACACTGTAACACCTGATCCTGCAGATGTAGAACCAGGTGATGATTTTGGATTTAGTGAGACTTGGCAAGATTTCTCAGATAATAAAACTTATAGTCCAACAAGACAAGAGGATATTTAAATTATGTCTAGTTATGATCCAATTGACGAAGCACTTAACACCTCCAGTAGTATTGAAGTATCCAATACTCCTGAAAATGGATGTGTAAAAAGGAAAGATAAATTAAGAGATGTTAGTCAAGAGATTCAAAAAGATTACGAATATACTCGTTCTAATTTATATTCATTAATTGAAAAGGGGCAAGAGTCCCTTAATGGTATAATGGAACTTGCAGGAGAAAGTGCAAGTCCAAGAGCATATGAAGTTGCAGGGCAAATTATTAAATCAGTTGCTGATACTACTGATAAGTTAATGGAACTTCAAAAGAAAGTAAAAGAAATTGATGAAGATAATCACAAAACAACTAATAATGTTACTAACAACGCAGTATTTGTTGGTTCTACATCAGAACTATCTAAAATGTTAAAAAAAGGGTTTAAAGGATAATCATGCCTGTTGATAATGATGTGTATTTGGGTAATCCCAACCTTAAGAAGGCAAATACACAAATTGAATATACTGAAGAGCAAATTATAGAATTCCTTAAATGTAAGGGAGACCCTGTATATTTTGCGAACAATTATATGAAGATTGTTTCTCTTGATGAGGGACTTGTTCAGTTTAAACCATATGATTTCCAAGAGAAATTAATAGAAAGATTTCATGATAATAGATTTAATATTTGTAAGATGCCTCGTCAGACTGGTAAATCTACTACGTCTGTAGCATATCTTTTACATTACTGTGTTTTTAACGATAGTGTAAATATCGGTATTCTTGCTAACAAGGCAGCAACTGCTAGAGATTTGTTAGGTAGATTGCAAACGGCATATGAGAACTTGCCTAAATGGATGCAGCAAGGTATAATTGCTTGGAATAAAGGTAGTTTGGAACTGGAGAATGGATCAAAGATATTGGCTGCTTCTACGTCTGCAAGTGCTGTCCGAGGTATGTCGTTTAACATCCTCTTCCTCGACGAGTTCGCTTTTGTCCCAAATCATATCGCAGAAGATTTCTTTAGTTCCGTTTATCCTACTATTACTTCTGGTAAAACAACGAAAGTAATAATGGTTTCAACCCCAAGGGGTATGAACCACTTCTATAGATATTGGCACGATGCCGAAAGAAGCAAGAATGAATATGTACCAACTGATGTCCACTGGTCTCAAGTTCCTGGTAGAGATTCTGAATGGAAAAGGCAAACTATTGCTAACACATCAGAACAGCAATTTAAAATTGAGTTTGAATGTGAGTTCTTAGGTTCTGTTAATACACTTATAAGTGCTACAAAACTCAGAAATTTGGTATATGAAGAACCACTTCAAAGAAATGCTGGTTTAGATATTTTTGAAAATCCAATTAAAGATCATAATTATATAATGACAGTTGATGTTGCCAGAGGACTTGGTAATGATTATTCTGCGTTTATAGTTTTTGATACTACAGAGTTTCCATATAAGGTGGTAGCAAAGTATAGGAATAATGAAATTAAACCTATGCTATTTCCTAATATTATACATGATGTTGCAAGGGGATATAATCAAGCATTCTTATTAATTGAAGTTAATGATATTGGAGATCAAGTAGCTTCAATTTTAAATTATGATTTAGAATATGATAATCTTTTGATGGCTACCATGAGAGGTAGAAATGGTCAAATTGTAGGACAAGGATTTTCGGGTAAGAAGACACAACTTGGTGTTAGAATGACATCAGCAGTTAAGAAGTTGGGTTGTTCCAATCTTAAAACTTTACTTGAAGATGATAAATTACTTACTTGTGATTATGATATCATTTCAGAATTAACCACATTTGCACAGAAAGCAAATTCTTTTGAAGCAGAAGAAGGATGTAATGATGACTTAGCAATGTGTTTAGTAATATTTGCATGGTTAGTCTGTCAGGACTATTTTAAAGAAATGTCTGATCAAGATGTAAGAAAAAGAATTTATGATGAACAAAAGAATCAGATAGAACAGGATATGGCTCCTTTTGGTTTTGTATCTGATGGATTTGATGATATGGACAGTTTTACTGATAATGAAGGTGATAGATGGTATACTGATGAATATGGGGATAGATCATACATGTGGGACTATCGATAAAAAAATGCATGTAAAAAAGATAATATCATAAATATTTCTAGAATAAATTTGGACTGCGAGGGGAAAACAAGATGCCATTAAATCTAGCATCTCCTGGAATTTTGGTAAGGGAAGTAGATTTGACTATTGGAAGAGTCGATCCCACTACCGATAAGATAGGTGGAATAGTAGGGCCTTTTGCACAAGGTCCAGTAGGAACACCTATAAGGATTACTACTGAAAACGAGTTACTTAATACTTTTGGACAACCATATTCAACTGATAAACAGTATGAAACATGGTTAACTGCATCATCATATTTGTCATATGGTGGACAATTAAATGTTATAAGAGCTGATGATTTCAATTCAACTACAGGAGTTGGGTTAAAGA